CATCAGCATTATCGAGGTATAGAACGCCTCGGTCAACGCCTCGCTCATAAAAACGTCGACCGACATCATCCCATGTCAGTGTTGGCACTCAACCTCCTCTCAACCCTTCGTTCCGAGCCGGGCTCGTCGCTGTGCATTCAGTTCATGACGTTGTTGCGCTGCTTCCTGACGCCCCATCTTCTTGGCCGGTGCTTGTTTGTGGTTACATACACGGATCAACATGATGAGTCGATTCAAATGCCACGTCTCGCATTCGAATGGGATGTTGTACGACACCATCCAGTAGTAGATGAGCTCCGACGTGATCGTCTCGCGGAAACCTGGACGACTACCTGGACGTTCATTGATGGTCGTTGCCGTCATCTTTGCGTTGATATAGGCATTGATCGCGTCATAGTGGGCAGGACTTAACTGGGAAAAAACCTCCGGAGCAATTTTTTCGTCCAAACACATCATTCGGACGTACGCCAGGGTCTGTTCCCGATTTTTGGGTTCATCGGCTAAGAATGGTTTTTCAAATACCGACTCCCATTTTGACACCGAGACGAGAGAGTGCTCAAATCTCAGTGTCGTGGACGGGCGCTTGATGAACTGGTCGAGCTCTTCATCGAAGAAATCCGCCTCGGCTACCTGAATTTCGAGCACTCTCTGCCTCCGTGGCTTACGAGAAGACGATCAGCCAGTCGTCATCCGTCACGAGCGGGAACTTGTAGCCGGACGCCGGGCGAGCCTTGATCAGAACGTTGGCGCTGATCGGACCGAACGAGCCGGCTGCCAGATCGCCGTCGGCGTCGGTGTAGTACACGACACCCGTGACCGACGGAATCGTGACGATGTCCGTGGTCGAGTTGTAGGTGGGAGCGGTCGGAGTGGCCGTCGTGAGCGCGCCCGAGAAGATGGCGAGCACAGCATCCGGAGACGGAAGCGAAGGATCGGTACCGACACCGCCGTACAGGAACGTCTCCAGCTCCGCGAGGTCGGACGGGCTGACCTTGGTCGAGTCGATGACGATCACCGACGTCGGCTTCTGGCCGGTAACCCCGACCGGCGTGGTCGTGAAGTCCCAACTGAATGCGATCGCTTCCGGCGAGTCGTTGACGGTCGCGTAGGCCTTCTCCGACGGCGAAGCCAGAGCGCCGTACACGAGGTGCAACTTGTAGCCCAGCTCCGGCGTGACATCGTTGCCGATGCGAGTCCGGTAGGACAGGCCGAAGACGTGCCGCGGCTGCTGACCGACCATGACGCCCTGATCCGGAACGAAGAAACCGTCGCACACAGCGAACTCGTCCGGGTAGGTGTAGGCCTCGATGGTGCCCTCGAACTCCTCGACGGAGAGCAGAGCGCCGTAAATGATGTTGTCCGCGTAGGTCTTGGTGACCTCGGCTCCGGTCGGGCTTTCCGTGACGGTGGTCAAACCGTTCCAGGCGTAGCCGATGTCGTAGACACCCGAGCCATTCGGAATGTACAGAACGCCCTTGTCGACGCCGGTCTCCCACTTGCGAGTACCAGCGCCATCCCAGACGAGTGCAGTCATGTGGATGGTCCCCTTAGAAAACCAGAGTGAAAACGTCGTGATTCAAGTCGTGCGCTGTGAAGAACCGAACATGCCGACACTTTGGAAGGTCCCGAATTTTTCTCGGAATATCGCTGTCGGGATTTCTGTCAATCACAGTCACCTGGTACCGCAGGTTGTGGTGATATGGTCGGTCGTCGGCGAACTCTGTCTCCGTGAACTCGCGGTGATACACAATGCACGGGTATTGGATTTCATTGTTCTCCGGAGGTTGGAAATATACATTGGCAGTTCCCAATGCGGCTTCGAGGAGATTTTGTAGATCAACTCGCCGTGGGTCCATTGTATACACCCCCCAACCTCAGAAGAAGGCGGGGCCGCCGAACTTCAACAGAGTTGACAGTCCAAACGGCCCCGGCCCACCGCACATAGCGAATGTCAGAGACATGTTCGTAGGCGTAATCGTCAGCGACAACACTAACCATATTGCTCAGGGTCAAATCTTTGTTCAGATTATCGCCCTCTTGTAGCCGCAGAAAGTTCTGGACAATATCTCCGTAGTAATCTTTCTCCACGGGGGCATTGGTCCAAACTCCTGGAGCTGATTCAGTTGAAGTCGCTGCGTAACCGACCGCGCCGAAGAACCTCTTCATTCGCAGGTTCTTCTATCAGGCAGCGTCTCGCGTGAACGACCACTGGTCTTCGGCGTTGGTCTTGAAGTAGTAGCCCGACGCCGGGACCGCGATGACGTTCAGCGTCGCACCCGCCGCGATGGCCGACTGCGCACCCGCGGTCAGGGTGGCGTTGGTGTCGCCGTTCTTGTACACGACGCCCGTCTGGGCCGGGATCGTCGCAACGCCGGTGGCGGTGTTGAAGGTCGGCGACGTGACCGGGTGAACCAGGACGTTGGTCGAGGTCGTGGTCCGAACCACCAGTGCCGACTTGATCTTCGTGAGCGCACCGGAGATCCGGGTCTCGATCAGGTACTTGTACTGGTTGTAGTCCAGATCGAAGTCGTCGAACAGGTTGACCTCGCCGCCGCGGTCGGCACCGATGTTGTAGTCAGCCATGTTCACGAGGATGCCGACGATGTCCGTCGCGACGTCCTCCATGACCTCGACGATCACGATGTCGTTGACCCGCAGCGCGGAGGCAAGTTCCGCCATGTTGTTGTAGAACCGACGTCCACCCGAGTCCTTGAGCAGGAGCATCTCGGTGGCGACCGCATCGGTCGTGTAGAAGGTCGGACTGCCGGTACCCTTGTAGAACTTCCGGGCCCGGAGCACCTCCTCGATGACCTCGGTGTAGGACGAACTGGCGTCGCCCAGGTTGACGTAGACCGACGTGACGAAGAGCTCGTGGTCGTTAACGATGGACCGGATGCCGGCACCCTCAGCCGCGCCGGCCGGGTCCTTGATCTTGTCGTCGTCGCCAGGGTCGCGGCCGTCGCCGATGAGGATCGCGCGCGCGAGCTCCTCTTCGAGCATCAGACGCATTTCCATCTTCAGCCACGCCACCACGTCGAAGTCCGTGATGTCGACGATGTCGTCGCGGTCGAGACGCTGCTTCTTGTAGACGGTCGTTGGCGTCGTGACTCGAGCGGTGACGCCGAACCACTCTTCCTTCTTGTAGTTGCCCTTGATGTAGCCCTTGGCCCGCGCCGCTTCCTGCGTCAGGTCCGCGGTGATGGTCTTGATCCGGCTGAACGGCGACTTCCGCGCTCCGCCGAGAACACCGGCCACCCACTCGGTCCGACGCTTGTCGAACTCCGGACGATCCGCGATGGTGCGGGCATCCGGGAACAGGACGTCGATGTCCGTGATTCCGTGAGCCACCGCGTATTCCTCGACGGCGTGCTTGAAGGAGCCACCCTTCTTCCACGACTCGACGATGCTCTTCATGTCGGCTTCCGACACGTGGTGGCGGACCTTCGAGCCCTTACCTTCGGTGCCGGCGTCGGTCTGATCGAAGACGTTGTGTGTCACCTCGTCTTTTCCTTCCTGGTGTGCGAGGTCGCCCTCGGTCGCTGTGTCTGACTGCGCCACGGTGCCACCTTGAGTGGTCAGCTCGATGGCCTTTCCGACCACGTAGTGAACGACGTTCTTCTCGACATCGCTCATGCCGTTGTAGATCTGGGCGACGGTCGTCGATCCGTCGATGTGCGTGATCTCCGAGGTCTTGGTCTTCTTGACCTCTTCTTCATCGTCATCATCGTCCGCCGGCGGAGTCCACACATGATCGAGATTCAGACCAGAGTGGATGATCGCTTCGTCCGACAGAACTTCGACGTCATCGGGATTGTCGCCGTGCTGGAGCCGAACGTAGTCGATCCGAGCACCCGGGTTGGCTCCGGCGAGAACGATGCTGACCTCACGAATGACACCATGAAGGACAGCCTTGCCGCCGGCGATCATCTGTTCGACGAGTTGATTCGCCCAGATCGAGAGACGATCGATGTCCTTGTGCTGGACCAGATCGCGAGCGTTCTTGCCCTGCTTGGTCTTGTTGAAGAAGCCCCAGGCGTACATGCCATCAGGACGGGCTTCGAGAATGGCGTGACCCAGCACGTTCGATGGGTCAGAATGGCCGTGCTGCCAGACGAGCGGAACCTTCGCCTTGTCCATGTGCTTGAAGGCTTCAGCGGTGATGGTTCGTCCGTCGGTGCACTTGAGACCAGCCTTGGTGGCGAAGCCGCCGAAATCAGCGTCTTCCATTTTGACTGTCTCCCTCCAACTTGCTTGGGTCCGGCCCCGACGGAGACGGAACTGTGGGTGCTGTGACTTCTGTCGGCTGCGGCATGTTGCTGTTCTTCAACTGATCAGCGCCGGGGTCCTTAGATGGTCGCCAACCGATGGCTGTTCGGATGTCGTTAGCCGAAGCAATCTCGTTTCGGCTGAACTTGTCCGCGATGTCAGCGATCTCTTGCACCGGAACCAACTTGAACGGGTTGCGGAACAACATGATGCTCTGACGCTGAGCTCGCGCCGTCTTGGACAGCATCGTGCGTCGCAATGCGTACACGATAGCCATGAGAATCGGCTCAACCGTACGGTTCAGATAGTTGAGCATTGTCTTCTCATCGGCCGTACCGTTCATCACTTCTTCAGTAATGCCCAACTGGCCATACAACATCTTCGTCAAGTATTCAACTTGAACGAGCAGGTTGTTTTCGGCTGGACGATTGAGCTGCGTGATCTTTTCGGTTCCATCCGTATAGGCAATGCCGTATTGGCTGCCTTTCAGTTGGAATTCGATGTCCCTACGACGTTGCTCTGCCTGCAAACGACGTGCTTCAGACTTCACAACGTAAGGGAGCTGGATGATCAGATCCAGTTTTCCAGAAGCGATCTGCTCGTCCGTACCATCGAGAAGATTGAGCTTCCGTATCAGACGCTGAAGAGTCGAGTTCGGCTCGTTCATTACGCCATAGAGAGGATTCTCCACAATCGCAACAAACTTCTTTTCGAGAGTAACCTCTTCTCGACGTCCAACTTGTTCGTTGTATACCTCGACACGAACATGACGAGGGAACCACGCAGTGACACGTCCGACACGCATCGTTTTCACATCGAATCCAGCCGATTCCGCCGGATTCAGTGTCGTGTCGACGGGCACGATTGCGATTGTGCCCTGGTCCAGTAGGGTCAGAACCATATCTCGCTTGAACATATCGGCTGCTTGGTCGATGTTTGCTTCGACAGTCAAGCAATTGTTCAAACCAGAGTCCATGGTCTCTAAAAATCGACCGTCTTCGTCCAATCGCACGTGCTGCATGTCAATAGACGAACAATCGATGGCGATTCTGGTAAATATCGCGGAGATGATGGATCGTTCGTTTGAAAGGAACAGGCGGTTGCGATCCGGGCGACTGCCATACATGGCGCCGACGTCCGCAGGCGTGAAATTCGGCTCCAACGACAAGAATGCGTTCCACGCATGCTTCAGACGATTACCAATGGCCTGCCATACCATTCCTCACCTCCCCTCCAAGAATCACTCGAACGCCTCCTTATGCAACTTGTAAGCGACGAAGGCGTCCATGAGAGCCGCCACGTTATCGATCTTTTCGTCTACCCGCCTCTTAAGAAGCTTTCGGTTTCCGTTTGTATCTTCGACAGTAATGGCGTTGCCCATGGCGAAAGTCATGAGTGCTTGATCGAAGATCAACAGACGCTGACCACTCAGATGCTTCAACTCACCCAATGGAACGGACTCAGTCCGAGCTCCTTGAATGACTCTCTCGATACCGAACGATCCGTTTTCTTGCTCCCACCGCGTAACGAATTCTTTCGCGTTATATGGATCGAATCCGAAACAACGAACGTCATACGAAGATTGCTCGACGAATCGATCCAAATCTTCATAAACTTCCATCATGTCGAGAATCGTTCCTGGAAGTACGTGGAGACTTCCTTCGCGAACGAATTGATCGTACTTGTGTCGCATGGCCGCGGGAAGCTTCTTCAGCGTTAGCTCCGTGATGTAGCTTCGAACTTTGACGCCGAATTCGCCACGTGCCAACGGAAACAAGAACGTGAACGCACAGAAGTCATCACCTTGTGAAAGGTCTGCGCCCAGTGCACACGGCATGTTCCAGAATTCTCGTTTCCGATGAGGCAGCGTCTCTTCGTAGGTGAAGAAGTACGTGTAGCCTTCCATCGGAATACCAAATCGCTTGGCAAGGATGTCGTTTCGAGTCGCAGGGACTTTTTCCGCACGTTCCACATCAAGCTGATAGGTTTCGTACGTAACCGTCTTGCCGAGATTGGGATTCGCCTTCAGCCACATGGCAGGATCAGCGACTTCATCCAACTCGTCCAGCTTGTAATGCCAGATTGACACGTGTGGTGCGTAGAACTCGCCTTTGAGAATGTCAGCAAGTTCCATTTTGATGCTGTCACCAGAACCGTTACGAACAGTACCTTCAGAGCTGATGGCGATGATCAGATAGTCGTCAAGTTTTGATGCTCCCTGCTCCACAGCACCAACGACATCCTCGCGGAGGTCGCCTGACAACCATTCGTCAATCGTGGAGACTTTCGGTCGCAACCCTTGAAGCTTGTTGATCGCCATGGGTCGAACTTCGAGCAAAGAACCAGTGAGAAAGTTCTCTACACCTTTCTTCGTGGAAGCAAGCTTGGCACGAAGAGCTTTAGACCCAGTGGTGTTTTGTAAAGAGCCCTCGGTGAGGAACTTGAAGAGCGGACCTCGACTACGCACGATCGATGTACGGATCGGCGACATGACTTCGTCCGCTTGCTTCATCGTAGGCGCTGTTGTGATCTGATGAGTCGTTGTCGTATCGACATTCAGGAAGTAGTTCTGAATCAACGATGCATACATTGACTTTGCAGCGCCACGAGCCACAATCAAGTATTGTTTGGTAATGAGACGTTTCTTAATGATCTTGGTGACGTAGCGACCGCCGTGATTGCCATCGGAAGGTTCGTACACTTGTCTTTCGACGAAGTAGTACCATCCGAAAACCTGCTCAGCCCATACTTTGAACGAGGGAAGGAGATGTAGGTCTCCTCCATCCGTCAAAGTCAGCTCATGCTCGCAGTATCGAACCCAACCTTCAACAGCTTGATCGTCGTAGTAGATGTTCGGATTGGCAATCAACTGATCAATCCGGTTCATCTCCAAAGAGATTTCCCGATTTACTGGAATCTCACCCCGAAGAACCGCGGCCCGGAATTGACCATAGTATTTCGGCGTCGCTGTGTTCGACAACGCCATGCCAACCTCTTTCTACACGAATTTAATGAGAAGGGTGATGAGCGTGG